AAAGCAATGGACAATATCGAACTGAGAAAATACGCGCTCGAAATCGCGCAGCGGACGACGAAAGACGGCGTAGAGCTTATGGCACGGGCCAATGAGATACTGGCGTTCCTCACGCAGGACGCGTCGGATGAGGCTAACAAAATACGGTTAATCGTTCTTGTTGACAATGGCAATGTATAAGTACGCACTCCGGATGCTCGCCGGAGCCAATCCGCGCGAGGTGATCGAAAGTATGCCCGAAAAGGATTACCGACGCCTGTCTGAGTTTATGAGCGAAGCGAACAGCACTCTGCCACGACGGCAGCGCCGCATGATGAACCAAGAGTTTGCAAAAAGTGGGAGAAAACGACGTTCACATAGAAAAGTATGACTGGCATCTACGTGTATTTTACGCGGTAACATGCTACCACGTAGACGAAATAATGCTGTCGCTAAAGGACATAGATTGCCCCGAACTGATTCAAAACAGAGTGCAGGAAAATCTTATGCGCTGCGACATGGATACCGGGTTCACGTACTCGAACAAGAAGCTACGCAGCACTGTCATGGTGATCGGGCTTCACTCGTCGCACGCCGAATTCCTGAATTCTTTCGAGCATGAGCTCCGACACTTGGTCGATGACATCGCCGAAACGTTCGGTCTCGATATGGGAGGCGAGCAGGTCGCCTATCTGACCGGAGACCTGAACAGTCTCTTGTGGAAAGACATCCACGAATTCATATGCTGCTGTAACTGTAAAACTTAAGACATGGAACACGAAGAAAAAGAACGGGCCGACAGAATCGCCGACCTGCTCAAGGATTTAGAGATGGAACTGCCTCAGCCAGTATTTGAGTCGATCAGATGCAGATTACTCGATTTGCTGTAAAACTCTTTTGTAACACTACGAAAATGATATTGCCTCATACCTTTACATAATGGTATGGTAAGTAGTAGTGTCTAAAATATTCACTGAGGTTATGTGTCATCTTTCCATCATAATATAAAAATTCTACCTATCCTCAGTTAGTTTACTTATAATTTCTTTTTCGCGATTTTCATCAACACGATCTATTGGTATGCGAGCCGTATAACAAACGAACCGCATCATCAAATGTTCCCGTAATGGAGAAAGTAAATGTGCAACAGGTCTATATTTACTTATACCTTTATATTCAACGGACATGAGCTCTTGAAAATCAACAACCATATATAAATTTGGTTCGATCTCAGAGCAATCTATAAAAAAATAACGATTGATAGTTCTATTATGAATATAATCTGAATACAGCCGTTCTATCCCTTTGCGCTGCTTTTTAGTTATTTTGTCAGAAGGAGTATCTCCCAAAAGCCCCTTATATTCCCTCGATGCTTGAATAACGTCTGCCGCCAAATGCATCGCAGCGACAATCAAATAGGAACAATGTCCCTCGTGTTCCAAATCACATGCGTTGGAAAGTACAATACTCAAAGGATTGCAATCTTTTGTGTACCCCCAATCAACATTGTCTATTATTGACCCTTGCGTCAACTTTTCTATGGAATCAAATTTTTTGAGCCACTCCATGACTGCTATTCCACCAATATACGTTCACCCAAACTATATCCTACATACGCATTTTTAAACTTCTCCGATTTCGCTATTCGACTATAACGCGTGGCAAAAGATTTTGGAGGCACAATAAATTCTTGTGAATTAAAATCAATTGATGCTGTATCAGGAATTTTAGTTGAAGCTATATTTGTATTACCGTTATGCCAACAGAAAACAGTAGCAGGTAACGGAGATGATTGTGATGCTACCTCGCAAGGTGTGGCCGATGATAGAACACTAATCAACGATAAAGCAATAGGCAAATTATTACTGGCACTCATAACATCAATGCATTTAAATAACTATTAACCTTTCCTTTTGAATCAGAGAATAAATGCCTTAATCTTTCTTCATTCGGGAATCCCGATATAGCATATTGATTATGATGATTAATTGCACCAAACATCCCCTTATCCTCATTCATCCGAGGCTCAAAGTCCAAATATAGTTGCTCATTCTTATTAATCGTATACTGTAAATTCACTTTACCACAAGTCACGGAGCCATCTTTGTCTTTCAAATCTGAACTAATGAATTTGTCAACCATCCATTCTTTGACTGGCTTTTCCAATTCAAGCCATTCAATCTCTTGATTTAATCCATATGCGGCAAATTCATATTTTGGTATGCCAGATTGGAGTCGCTTAATATATTCTACTAACTTATCCAAATCGGTCGCAGAAATAATTATTTTTTGAGGTGTAATTGCCACAGCGGGACCCGGGCTTTCTCTATCTCTAACAATCAACCCCATAGGCGTAGCAGTTGCAAATGCCGAACCCGCTTTTCCGAAAAAATTATTCAGAAAATTTAAGTCTAACATGGGAATCTGCATAGGAGCACTAAATACTCCTACGAAAGAAATAGATACTTGATTTTGTTTCATCTTATCAGCATTTTTTTGCCAATATTACTCTGATACAAAACGTATGTCTAAAACCCAAATATTAAACGCTTACAGTATCTAATAATATTTGACACAAATCTACAAAAAAAACAAAAACATCCTACAAGGGGAATGTCAGCTATTGTAAAGCAAATTTCTTTCCGCTTTAATTGCTGAGTATTAAAATCTTTTTAAAGACTCTTGCACAATGTGCAAACCGTTTCAACCTTTGCATTAAGTATACATAGTCGCCAAGCGAAGGTTTTGGCAAAACAGTATGGCAAAGGCAAGTCTGACAATCAAACAAGAAAAATTCTGCAATAAGTACCTCGAATGCGGTAACGCCTCCGAGGCATATCGTTATGCTTACGATTGCTCGAAAATGAGTGATAATTCTGTTTGGTGTAACGCATCGCAGCTTCTTGCGGACACAAAGGTTGCACAAAGGCTGGAATACCTCAAAAGCCACCTTGCCGAAGCATCCGGCATTACGGCTTTGCAAATCATTCGGGAGCACCAAAAAATCGCCTTCTCCGATGCAACCCGCATTCGTAATGGATGGATGTCGCTTAAAAAGTTCGAAAGCCTTACCGATGACGAAAAGGCATGTATTCGGTCCGTCGAAACAAAACAGACCAAGCGTACCACTCCGATGGGCGACGAGGTGATTGACGAACAGGTAAAAATTACGTGCTACGACAAGCAAAAGGCGCTGGACAGTATTGTGAGTATGCTTGGTTATAACGCACCGGAAAAAATAGCTAATACAGATAGCAAAGGCAATGATATTCCACAGCCTACTTTTAACGTAGAGCGCCTGTTCCAACTGATTCAGGAGGGGAAAAACAATGAATGATTATTCAGCAATCGGCGATCTTCTGCTGAAAGAAGGTAGTTTGACATTTACGGCTGTTATGTTCGAAGCCGTAAACAGACAGCCGTTCCGAATATCTCCTCACCATCGAATCATTTGTCGCAAGCTCGATCAGGTTCTCCGAGGCGAGCACCCAACCAACCGGGTAATGTTTAACATTCCCCCGCGCCATTCAAAGACAGAGTTGGCAGTCGTATCGTTTTCCGCGTTAGGATTTGCTATCAACCCTAATGCGGAATTCATGCACCTGTCGAGTAGCGACCAGCTTATCACTCGCAACGTTACCAACGTCCGCAGGCTTATGGCGGATCCAAATTATCGGGCCTTTTTCCCTCAGGTCAAACTATCGAATAATGCTAAAGGGAGCATTTCCACTTCCCGAGGCGGCATCATGTATGCAGCGCCATTCATGGGACAGATTACTGGTTTCGGATGTGGTAAACTGGGAGCAAAGAAATTCAGCGGAGCCATGCTCATTGATGACCCGATGAAAGCTCAGGATAGTTTTTCCAACACTATCAAGGAGCGGATTGGAGAATTATGGACATCTACGTTCAAAAACCGGTTAAACGACACACATACGCCGGTCATCGTCACTGCTCAAAGACTTGCCGAGGATGATTTCTGCGGCTATCTAATAAAAAGAGAAGGTACAATCGATGAAGGCGGCGAATGGGATGTAGTCAGATTTCCTGCAATAGTCGACGAGGGGACGAACACGGAGCGAGCTTTATGGGAAGACCGATTCCCTCTCGAAAAGCTACGGCGATACCGAGAATCCGATCCTTTTACGTTCGAGACACAATACATGCAGAATCCTAAGCCTTTGGAAGGCATGATGTATCGGGAGTTCAAGACCTACGATATCATTCCTTACGCGATCGAATCGACACGCAAAGCCTACGTTGACACGGCAGACACGGGCGATGACTATTTATGTGCAATTTGTTATGTAGAACAGCCCGAAGGCAACTACGTCACCGATGTGCTCTATACAAAAAAACCGATGGAGTATACCGAGCCTGCGACATCTGAAATGTTGTCGAGACAACAGACCGAAGAAGCCTTTATCGAAAGTAACAACGGAGGACGGGGCTTTGCTCGCAATGTGGAAAAACAATGCCGATTGATGGGCAATACCAAAACCCGGATTTCATGGTTTGCTCAGACTGATAATAAACAGGTTAGAATATTCTCGAAATCGGCTGACGTGAACAATATGACCTTTCTCCCGTCGGGGTGGGATAAAAAATGGCCGGAATTTTATCGGGCGATAATGGGATATATGAAGGAAGGTCGGAATGCTAACGACGATGCCCCGGACGCGCTAACGGGTTGCTTTGAGAAAAGGGAGCCACAAATGCAGCTTGAGGATTTCGAAAACCTAAACATATGGTAATATGGGATTTATAGATCAGCTTTTCACGTACTTTCAAAACAAAACGCTGAATGCTTTCGGCATTGAGCGATCCCTTCTTGAGCTTATCACGGCGCGAGACATCGATCAGGCTATGTCGCTCATGGAAAATCACGATGCGGAAGCTATGAAAGCGATCCGTGAATATAATCCCGAGTTTCACGCCGTAATGAAACGCCTTGATAAAGTACGTAAAGGGCAGGAAAGTTACCGCACTGAAAAGCTCCCCAGAACTCGTCAACGCTATATCAACGAGGTCGAGCTATTTTTCCTGTTGGGTAATCCGATTAAATGGAGAATGTCTGACGAATCGAGCGATCCCGAAGCATTCGCAGCTTTTATGCAGTTCCTAAGAGACCATCGTTTTAATAGCCATATGCGCCAAGCCAAACGGCTGGCCGGAGCCGAGACTCAATCAGCCAAACTATATCATATTTACCGCAATGAAGAAGGTCTTCCTGCTGTAAAAATTGTCGTTCTTTCGAAATCGAAAGGTTATACACTTCGCCCGATGTTCGACCAGTACGGAAGTCTATTGGCCTTCGGCTATGGGTATTATCTGAAAGAAGGCTCGAACACTGTAGAACATTTCGACATCCATACGCCGACATTCGTTTATCGTGCGCGAAAGGCAAAGATCGGTTGGGATGTTACGCCTGTTGTCAATCCATCGGGCAAGATAAACATCATCTACTACCCTCAGGAAACGGCATGGTCCGGACTTCAGCCTCGTATAGATAGAGAAGAAAATATCGATTCAAAAACGGCCGACGTAAATAATTACTTCGCCGATCCTATAGCAGCCGCTACTGCCGATGTTATAAAAAGCCTACCCAAACAAGGAGATCCGGGCAAGGTTGTCCAACTGTCCGATGATAAGTCGAAGTTCGAATATATCGAACCTCCCGTGTCTTCCGAAACTCGGCAACAAGAAAAAGACGACCTGAAAGAGTCTATTCTGTTCGACACTTTCACCCCTGAATTCTCTCCGGAGAAAATGGTAGGTCTGGGGACCCTGAGTGGAGATGCGATAAAGCGCGCTATGGTGCTCGGCTACATCAAACGAGATAACCGTAAAGAAATCTATGACGAGCTTGTAGATAGAGAGAAGAACCTGATTCTTGCGATCATGATGAATGTCACTCACATTCATATGAGAGATCAACTGGCAAGCCTCAAAATCGAACATGAATTCGCCGAACCGTTTGAGGAAGACGTGCAGAACAAATGGTCCGCAATAGGCAAAGCATATCAGGATGGCGTCATTTCACTGGAAAAGGCGGTCGAGATGCTCGGTCTTGCGGATAAGCCGGATGAGGAAGTTGAAAAAATCAGAGGTTTTAATGACTTAAAACAATGAAAGGGTTTGCATAATGTGCAGAGTGTTTCCAATTTTGGTCCATGAAAGTACCAACTCACACAGCAAAGGTTGCTTTTCCTTTTTTAGGATTCAAAGCACGGCCAATATTGCGTGAAGTACGATGCGAAAAATGCGGGCGGAAACTCGCGGAAATGCAAGGAATAGCTCAAATAAAATGCCCTAAATGCGGACATTTATCGATGTATAGGGCTTAACATACGACAGAAGAGTGCCACAGAGCGCCAATATCCCTTCTCGGGGAATTGGCGCTTTTTTCATTTAAAAACACAAAATATGAAAGAAAAAATTCTAACAGCGCTGAAAACCAAATACTCCAATCTGGGGTTCAGCTCAAAGGTTCTGGACGGGATCGCCTCGAGTATCGAAAAATCCGTCACCGATGAATCGCAGATCGAAACCGCTGTCGGCGGGATCGAGTCTATTCTGAAAGTTTTTCAATCCGACTTTGACAGGGCACGCACCGAATATGGCACTCTGAAGGGTCAGTACGATGAGCTGAAGAAAAAAGCCGAGGCATCATCTGCCAACGAGGGCGGGCAGAATGAAAAAAACGAACTCGACAAAGAACCGGAATGGTTCACACGCTACAAGCAAGAACAGGAGGAGCGCTACGCAACCATCAAGAGCGAAAGCGAAGCTCTGAAAGCCGAAAAGGTTCGGGCCGAGCGTGAAGATTTATTCCGGTCTGCGGCAAAAGCGGCGAATGTCAGCGACAAGATGCTGAACGATCTTTTGGGGCTTGCAACTGCGATGAACAAGGAAGCACCCGATGCCTCGGAAATCAAAGACAGATTCTCGTCAATCCAGTCAAGATTCATCGCCGCCGGACTCGAGGGGAAAGAATCGGCATTTCCTCTCTCCACGTCGGAATCTCAGAGTAAAGAAGAGGCTAAGGCGTGGGCCGCAAATCTGCCGGACAAAAACTAAACACACAAAAAAACATGGCTATCGAATTCAAAAGGACCAAGTACAAGGGCGGGTTCCCTGTATTCTGGCGTGGCAACCGTGAAGCACTCCCCGGTGATTTCACACTCAAAGGCACATACCCGGAGGGGACACTCCTCAAAGAGGGTACTCCCATCAAGCTCGACTTCGCTAACATGGAGTGTAAAATCTGCAAAAGCGCACTCGTCGTTACGGGAGGGACCACATCCGCTCCTCGTGTCGTCAAAGGCTCCATGTTTCAGGTAGGCGACACCGTTAAAATCGGCGAATCCAACTCGACGATCAAAAGTATCGACACTACGAACGCTGATTACGATGTGCTGACGTTCGCAGCGGCCGTTACCGGAGCAACGCAAGGCGCAACGCTTCTGTCAGACGACGATCTGCCGGATGCGGTCATCGAGACGACGAAAGAATACACGACGAAACACGGATTTCCAGTCGTGTCGGCCGCCTACGGTGCACGCATTCTCAAAGATGTAGCCTATCCCGTACCGGAGGCATGGCTGGAGGGATATTCACTCAAAAACAACCACGAAATCAAGTATATCAGGCAGTAAAAGCGAAAAACAATGAACGAAGCTACCTATTCTTCTATTTTCAACGAGCTCACCAAAGAGGTGCAGATTCGCATAGACACAGCTTCTGAGCTGCGTAAGCGCCTGTTCGATCAGACCGTTTACGACCAGTACCTCGATTGGGACACTCCTACAATCGGTTTCAATTTCGAGGAACTGATAGGTTCCTACAATCTGAGTGTCGCCGCCGCAACACTGGATTCTCACGGCAAGGAGCCCGTTATGGGGACCGAAGGACTGGAGACCCTGAGAGAGAAGGTCCTGACGCACCAAATGTCCTACCCCATGCCCATCGAGGAATACAGAAAGGTACTCCAGATTCTGGATTCCCGCATGGTTTCGGACCAAGTTAAAAAGCGTCAACTCATCGACCTGATGTGGGGTAACGTGACAAAGGTCGTCAATTCCGTACAGGCGAAGCTCGACATCATTTTTCTCGGAGCCCTCTCCAACAAGGGTATTTTCACTTTCGACAAAAACAATAACCCCGAGGGTGGCGTGCGCGGGAGCA